CGGAGCTGCTGGGGGTCCTCAGCCCGGACAAGGCCTTCGACGGGACGAGGCGGGCAAGGCTTTTGTATGAAAACGACTTCGGCCGGCGGTGGACGTGGGCCGTGCCGGAAAGCGGGCTGGACTGGGGCCAGCGCAAGCAGAACGCCCAGCCGTCGCTCAGCCTCAACTTCCGCTGTGAAAGCCCCTACTGGTACGGCATGACCCGGCAGGAGGCGGTGTTCAAGGCCAAAAAGGCCGGGTTCACCCTGCCCATGAAAATGCCCCTGGGGCTGGGCAGCAAGTCCTTCGTGTGCCAGGTGGACAGCGCCGGGAACGCGGAAGCGCCCGCCGAGATCGAGATCACCGGGGCGGGAGAGATGCCCACGCTGGTGAACGAGTCCACCGGGGAGAAAATCTGTCTGGTGCAGCCTTTGCCGGAAGGGGACACGCTGGTGCTGGACACCGACCCCGCCCGGCTGAAGGTGCGCATCCGCCACGGGGACGGCAGCGAGGAAAACGGCTTCGGCTATCTGAGCCCGGAAAGCTCGGTGGCGGAGTTCGGGCTGCGGCCCGGTGAGAACCTGCTGCACTACGTGCCCCAGGGGGACGGCAGCCGCAGCGTGATCCGGGTGCGGTGGTACGACTGCTGGGAGGGGGTGTGATGATGCATTCCCTGATGATGGCGGGGCCGGACCTGCGGCTCCGGGGCGAATTGCCTCTGTATGGAAGTCTGCGGTTCAAGCGGTGCTTCTGGGAGGTGGGCAGCTTCCAGCTGACGGTGAAGCGGGGAACGCCCGGCTGGGACAGCCTGAGCCGGGAAACGCTGCTGTACCTGCCGGAGAGACCGGAAACGGCGCTGCTGGCGGAGAAGATCACCGTGGACGAGGAAAAGGTCACGGTCAGCGGCGTGCCCCTGAAGGGCCTGTGCAAGCGGCGCATCTGCGTGCCGCAAAGCGTTCAGGGCGACCAGTACGACGGCTTCGGGTGGGATCGGTTCACCGGGGACGCGGAAAGCGCTTACCTGCACTACGCCGCGGCCAACCTGACCGACCCGGAGGATGCGAAGCGGAAAATTCCCGGACTGGTGCTTTCGGAGAACCGGCACCGGGGCGCGGTGCTGCCGTGGCAGGCCCGGTTCGACAAGCTGACGGAGGTGTTCGCCGACATCGGCAGCGCCACGGGGCTGGGGTGGGACGTCGTGCCCGACTGGAAGGAGCGGGTGCTGCGGTTCGTGGTGACGGAGGGCGTCGACCGAACCACCGGCAGCCGCCGGGCGGTGCTGTCCCGCCGGCTGGGCAACGTGGACGGGGCCAGCTGGACAGAGGACGGCACCGCGGAGGTGGGCACGGTGTACGCCGGGGGCAGCGGCGAGGACGAGAACCGGCTGATCCTCAGCGTGGGCAACACGGCAGAAGGGCTAAACCGCCGGGAAGGCTGGGCCAGCCTGAACGGGGTCAGCGACGTTGACATGCTGCGGCTGGGCGCGGAGCGGAAGCTGTCGCCCCGAAAGGACAGCGTGACGGCGGAGCTGCTGGACAGCGGCCTGTGCCGGTACGGGCGGGATTATGACCTTGGGGACGTGGTGACGGTGGTGGCCGACGACCGGCAGAGGAACGCCCGTTTGACGGCGGTGGAGGAAACCTATGAGGACGGAAAACGGACGCTCAAGGCCACCTTTGGGGAGGGGCCGGTGACGCTGACGGGGTTGATCCGGGAGAGAATGCGGGGGAGCATTGCCTAAAAGTGGAGGTGCAGGAGGCACTGCCTCCTGCCGGGGTTTTAGGGGCAGCGCCCCTAAGCCTTGTGCCGCAGCACAAATATTCCAGCGAACCAGCGCAGCGCTGTTCGCGGGCGATATCGGCCAATCAGCAACGAAGCCAGAAAGTAGCGCTGCTCGCAGTTGGCAGCAGCCTAGCCGTACCGCAAACCGAAGCCACGCGGGCCGGAATGGGCCAAAAAAGACGAGCAACCGAAGAAAACCGAGCGTTGACCGCAAGCCCGAAGCCACGACGGTCTGAAGGAGCAGCATAGCCCGAACGCAGCGCTGTTTGCGGTGAGTATAGCCAAAGCACCAAGGAGGGAAAAGATGGCAAAGGAATTTTACGGGTATTTCGACAGTCTGGTAGAGGATGAACGGGAGTACGACGCGGCGCAGTTCGCCCATATCCTGCGGGCGGGAATGGTCAACGGCGTCACCAGTCACGCCGGAGGCGGGCTGCAGGCGACGGCCCCCGGAACGGGCATGACCACGCAGGTGAGCCCCGGCGGCTGCGTGGTGAACGGGTATCTGTTCGTGCTGGAGGACGACGGCGGCGGGGTCAGGAGCTTCAGTCACCAGCCGTCGGCGGCCAGCGACCGCTGGGACAGGATCGTGGCGCGGCTGGACACGTCCGCCGCCCAGCGGAAGATCATGCTGGAAGTGCGGGCCGGAACGCCGGGGGCCGACCCCGAGCCGCCCGCGCTGGAGCGGGACGGGAACGTGTACGAGCTGGCGCTGGCAAAGGTGAAGATTCGCGCCGGGGCGGAGAGCATCGAGACGGCGGACGTGGTGGACGAACGGGCCAACGCAGAGGTATGCGGCTATGCCGTGCCGGTGTGGCTGCGGGGGCTGACGGGCTTTGACCCGGACGAAATGGCGGCGGAAGTGGGCCGTAAGGCCGAGACGGCCTTCTACACCGCCGTGCTGACCGCCGTCGGGTGGACGGGCAGCGCCGCGCCCTACGTGCAGGAGGCGGCCGTGGAGGGGCTTCTTAGCAGCGATTCGCCCATCGTGGCGGTGAGCATGGAAAACGCCACGGTGGAAAACTACGAGGCGATTCTGGAAAGCTGGGCGAACGTGAGTACCATCGACGCGGGGAACGGGAAGATCACGGCAAAGTGCTTTGGGGAAAAACCGGCGGCGGATCTGACATTGTTAATTAAGGTGGTGCGGTAACGTGGGCGAGTGTTTATTGCTGAAAAGCGGAGGACAGACGAAGAAGCTGCCGGTACTGAACGCCAGCTACCCGGCCAATGTGACCAACTGGCAGGGCGAACAGGCCACGTTCAAGGTAGAAATTGCCACGCCGGGCGTGCCGGCGGAATACACGTACCAGTGGTACAGGGACGGGGCGAAATGGACGGAAGCCACCAACGCCACCGTCAGCTGGAGCGGCGCCAGCATCGGCAGCCACAGCGTCTACTGCGTGGTGACGAACAAGGCCGGGGAAGTGACCAGCCGGGTGGCCACGCTGACGGTGAAAGACCCCAACATGGCCTACACCTACAGCGGCACCAGCGAGAAGATCGACGACGGAAGCGGCAACTGGCGCATCAAGTTCAAGAGCAGCGGCACGTTGAAGTTTACCAACCTTGGCAAGTGGGACGGCAAGCTGGACGTGTTCTGCGTGGGCGGCGGCAGCGCGGGCGGCAGCGGCGGATGGGACGCGAACAACGGCTACGGCAAGGCGGGCAGCGGCGGCTACACCACAACCCAGAAAAGTATTCAGGTGACAGCGAATACCGCTTACAGCATCGTGATCGGCGCTGGCGGACAAAGCGCCTTTGCGCCTGGCGGAAGCACCAGCGCATTGGGCGTGACGGCGAACGGCGGTACGAAGCTGGGCGGCGGCAGCGGCGGCGGCGCTTATGGCAATACTCAGGTGAACAACGGCGGGTCCAACGGTGGCAACGGCGACCCGCAGAACGCCGCCAACATCGGCATCGACCATTGGGGTTCCCCCGGCAAGGGGCAGGGAACCACGACCCGCGAGTTCGGCGAATCCACCGGCACCCTCTACGCGGGCGGCGGCGGTGCTGGCGGAAACGGCTCCGCACAGGCCAAGGGCGGCAGCGGGGGCGGCGGCAACGGGGCGTGGAACGGAAACCAGCCCACCAGCGGAGCGGCCAACACCGGCGGCGGTGGCGGCGGCATGTACTACGGCCTGACGAACGTCGGCAAGGGCGGCAGCGGTATTGCCGTGATCCGAAACCACAGATAAGGAGGCAGAAATGAAATGAAAAAGGCTATGTTGTCTCAGCCCATGGCAGGCAAAACCGAAAAGGAAATCGTAGAAACCCGCGAACGCGCTATTGCAGCGCTGAAAGAGCGTGGCTATGAGATCGTCAACACTCTGTTTACGGATGAATGGTACAGCGACGAAGCCATGAAAGAACGCGGCGTTGTGCAGATTCCGCTTTGCTTTCTGGCGAAAAGCCTTGAAAACATGAGCCTATGCCATGCTGCCTACTTCTGCGCTGGCTGGGAAAATGCCCGTGGTTGCCGCATCGAGCATGAAGCGGCGAAGGCATATGGACTTGAAGTCCTTTACGAGGAGGAGTGACAATGGCAAACGAGACGTTTTACGCGCTGGTGGAAAACGGCGTGGTGACGAACGTGATGGTGCTGTACCCGCCCAACGCGGCGGAATTTGAGGGGGCTGTGCCCTGCGGGGACTTGCCCGTGGCTGTCGGCGACACCTACGACGGGGAGCATTTTTACCGGGGCGGCGAAAAGCTGGACAGTCCCCTTGCGTTGGCGCGGCAGGAGGCCCAGACCCTGAAAGAGGACATCCCCATGCTGAAAGCCCAGATCAAGGCCATCAGCGACCGAAACGATTTTGTGGAGGACTGTATCGCCGAAATGGCGACGGTGGTGTACGCAGATGAAAAGTAAATGTGGAGGGTGCAAAGCACCGAGCCGTGAGGACATGGCGCAGTCATCCGCAGCGGCGAAGCCCGTAACGCGCCGCAAGGCGTGGAACGGGCTGACAAAGGCGATAACAGCTGCCAAGCTGTTCGCAATAAAAATCATCTTTGGAAAGGAATGGTGTATCATGATGGCTATGTTCTTTGCGCAGCGGGTGATTCTTGGGAAGACCACGTTTGCCAATGTCCCCAAGGCCTTGAAGGCTGGCGTTGCGGAAGTGCTGATCGACAGCGGCCTGCCGGAGCTGGTGCCGACCGAGTATGGCGGCACGGCGGACGGGGAGTAACGGGGAACCGGGGCTTGCGGCGTAAAGCGTGGCGGGCCGAAAGAAAGGTTCCGCGAAGCGGAACGAGGGCCGAGGACACAACGTACCGCAGGCCCGAAGCCCGTAACGCGCCGCAAGGCGTGGAACGGGCCGCAAGAAAGGGGGCCGAAGGCCCCGAGCCGTGAGCACGCCCCAAAGGGGCAGCACAGCGGCGAAGCCCACGACCCGCTGTAAGGCGTGGGCGTAGGCCGAAAAAGGGGACGGATGAAGTTCATCCGTCCCTCTTTTTTCAGAGAGGAAGGGAACCAATGAGACCAACAGGAAAAATGGCCGCCGCGGCGGCGGTGGCGCTGGCCCAGAGCTACCACAGCTATCAGGAGATGGACTGTCAGGCCCTGATCGAACAGGCCGTGCGGAACGTGGGCGGCCAGATGGACTACCGGGGCAGCAACGACATGGCGCGAAGTGCGGCGTGGCTGGGGACCCTTGAGAACGCACGAGCCGAGGGAAAACTGGTGCCGGGGGCGCTTTTGTTCATTCATGAGGACGACGAAAGCGGCCTTCCGGCCCGGTATCAGGGGGACGGCTTCGGGGACTTCTCCCATGTGGGCATGTACGTGGGGGAGAACGCCCTGACCGACACGGACAAAAACGGCCAGCGCCGGGAATGCGACGTGGTGCACAGCTCCCAGAGCATGGGCCGGGTGTGCGGCTCCACGCTGCAAAACGGCTGGACGCACGTGGGCTGGGCCAAAGAGATCGACTACGGCGCGGAAGTCAAGCCGGGGGTCACGCTGGGGGCGGAGATCGGGCAGGAGGAGGATGTGACCGGCGCGGCGGAGCCGGTGCTGGGAGACGCAAAGAGCGCCTTTTCGGCGGTAGTGCGCACGCCCGACGGGAACCCGGTCAAGCTTCGGAAACGTGCCTGCAAGACGGAAAATCTGTACTGGAAGGTGCAAAGCGGCGAGACCGTCCTTGTGGAGCGGCAGAAGGGCGAATGGTCGCTGGTCACAGCCATCTGCACCGACGGCGTGCGCCGCCGGGCGTGGATGATGAGCCGGTATCTGGAGGGGTAGTCCGATGGAAGCGCTTTTGGACTGGCTGGAGAAACACTGGGGCTGGCTGCTCCCGCTGCTGGCCTCGTGCATCAAGGTGAAGCCCATGGAGGTCTCGCCCATGGTATGGCTGCTTCGGAAGATCGGCAACGCCCTGACCGGCGATCTGCGCCAGCAGCTATCTGAGATGGACGGCAAGATCGACCGCAACGAAATGGACCGCATCCGCTGGGAAGTGCTGGACTTCGCCAACAGCTGCCGCAACAAAAAGCGGCACACGAAAAGCGAGTTTGAGCACATCATCGACCTGAACGAAAAATACGAGATGCTATTGACACGCACCAATGAAACCAACGGCGTTTTCGAGGAGGACTATCGGTACATCCGGGACATCTACCGGGAATGCTGCGAGGAAAACAAGTTTATTGCCTGACAGGGCAGAAAAGGAGGAAAGGAAACATGAAGATCAACTGGACGGTCCGACTGAAAAACAAGGTATGGCTGGCGACGTTCCTCAGTTTCATCGTCAGCACGGTATACCAGTGGCTGGGATACTTCGACATTGCCCCGGTGGTGACGCAGGACGCGGTGCTGCAGCTGGTGACGGCGGTTTTGCAGGTGCTGTCCCTGCTGGGGCTGATCGTAGACCCCACAACGGCGGGCGTGGCCGACAGCCAGCGGGCGTTGGGGTATGAAGAACCCTACCAGCAGGGGGACGGCGCTGCAGCGGGCAAGCGGGAACGGGAAGAAAAGAACTTGTAAAAATGGACGCGGCCTCTCTTTTCAAAAAGCATCCCTCGCGGATATAATAAAAAGGGAGGGATGCAGAATGAAACGAACAGGCCGGTGGGCTGTTTGTCTGATGATCGCACTACTGTTCTGGATAGCGTGTCCGGCAGGAAATGCAGAGGATCAGATTCAGACTTATTTTTTGAACGTGGGGAAGGCGGATGCGATCCTGCTGCGGCTCAATGGGCAGGACTATCTGGTGGACACGGGCAGCAAGGAAAGCTACGATCAGATGGAGGACGCGCTGCGGATGCTGGGCGTGGACAGGCTGGCGGGCGTTATCATTACCCATACGGATAAAGATCACGTGGGCGGGTTAAAGAAGCTGCTGAAAAGTGAGATCGACGTAGAACGAGTTTATGCCGGAAAGCTGCACAGCGAGAAAAGCGACGAGGATCATCCGGCATACAGCGCCGCCGAAAAACGGAACGTTCCGTTCACGTGGCTCGTGGCGGGCGATCAGCTGCAGGCGGAGGAATGCGTGCTGCACATTCTGGGGCCCCTGACGAGGGACGATGAGGAAGAGAACAACAACTCGCTGGTGATCGACGTGCGAACGCCGGAGGGAAATATATTATTGACGGGCGACATGACCCAAACCGAGGAAGAAGAGCTGCTGGATGCGGGAGCGATTCCACAGGCGACGGTGCTGAAGGTGGGCCATCACGGCCGGGACGACGCTACGGGAAGGCGGCTGGTGGCGGCGGTTCGGCCGCAATGGGCGGTGATCTCCACCAGCAGTCAGGAACGGCCGGATACTCCGGCAGCACAGGTGACGGAAACGTTGAAGCTGTTTCAGGTGAAAACAGCGGTGACGCAGGAAGCGCAGGTGGGGATTCTGGTGGAGTTGGAAAATCAGACGGCTACCGTATGGCGGGTGGACTGGGACGGAAAGCACCCTCTCGAAAAATAAACATAGGATGACCTGACGGGGAAAACCCGCCGGGTCATTTTTGTCATAAGGAGGAATGCTTATGCCCTGTACGCCCTCC